CTCAAGGTCCACAGGGTATCCCAGGATTGGGCATTACATTTATTGCTCGGATTCCTAGCGAAGCCGATCTTCCAGCCACTGCTACGCACGGTGATCTCTATATCCTAGAAGACACTCAACATGCTTGGGTTTGGGATGATGCGCTAGCTGCTTTCGAGGATGCTGGTAAGATTGTTGGTCCACAGGGCGAACAAGGTGTTGTAGGTCCACAGGGTCCTGTTGGTGAAACTGGTGCTACAGGTGCTCAAGGTCCTAAAGGAGATAAAGGCGATGTCGGTCCGCAAGGTGACATTGGTCTAACAGGTGCCCAAGGTCCAAAAGGCGACCAAGGCATCCAAGGTATTCAAGGAGAAGTCGGTCCGCAAGGTCCTGTAGGTGCAACTGGTGCAGACTCAACAGTGCCAGGTCCACAGGGAATTCAAGGTGAAACTGGAGCCACAGGTCCACAGGGTCCTCCTGGTGAGATCACTCAGGCAGTGTTCGACTCTCTAGTGGCTCGCGTCGTCGCACTTGAGAATGCGATGCCAACCAAAGCTACATTAAATACAGATGTTCGATTCAACACTATAATCGCTAATGGCGATATCACAGCCAATTCACCATAAGGAGAGCATATGAGTTTTGATTTAAAATCTGCTCGAGTTAGAGTTGGTCTCGCTCCTGATGACACATCCAAAGATCCTCAGATCATTGGGTCTATCAACGCAGCATTAGCGATTGCAGAGAATTTCTGTGATCGATATTTTGTGTGGGTACAAGATGAAGTTGCTAATTTCTATTACCAAACCAGTAAGAAGTATTCACTAAAAAGATATCCTATTGAAGAAGTTACAGAAATTATAGACTCGGATGGAAACTTCCCAGAGTATAAAGTCCATCACCTATTGGGTAGAATTGAACTGAAGAGTTATAATCGTGCTGAAGAGTTGAGAATAATCTACACTGCTGGTTATCGAGTATTCCCTGCGGATTTGGAATTAGCACTGTGGGGAATCTTTGATGCTACATACGCATCTATAGATAAGGCAATGTCTGGCACTGGTGGTGCAAGTGCTCCAGCTGTGAACACAGGTTCTATCTCGAGTATTAATATTCCAGATGTAGGAACGGTGTCTTTCAACAATGCTGGTACTACGACTTCGGCTAGTGCGGCACTTACAGCAGCATGGGGTCAGTATGGTCCATACTTCCATCTGTTAAATTCTTATAAGGATCATTCATGCTAACTAACACAGTATACAATCAAATAGACGGAGCATTCATTACCGTTATTGACTTGTTGGGTGTACAGGCTGTGTGGACGAATACTAAAACACAGACCACAAAGAAGATTACTGTAGGTTTCTCTAAAATGAGTAACACAGATCAACCAAATGTCAACGCATACGCTCTCGCTGGTAAGACTCTCACAGCGAAGGCTAGAGATTTTTCTTCGGTTGTTCCTGAAAAGTTTGACTCTTTCGTAATCAACGACGAGAAGTATATAGCTGAAACTGTAACACCTGTTCGTCTGAATGATACTGTGATTGGATTCAAGATTACAACGCGAGGTAAATAATGTCAAGAAAATACGTTCGAGATATGGCTCGCGCATGGATTCAAGATAATCCTGAAATTCCATACTACGACACTATTAACATCGAAGAGGATCCTCAAGATCTCTATTGGTGTACTCTCGAGTTCAGTCATGAGTATACAGAGTCTAACACATTCTGTAATCAACAGGAAGAACATGGCGTAATCGACATCATAGTATCTGGGCAACCAGGGACTGGTGACGATAAAGTTATGGAGTATGCTACCAACATTGTCAATAAATTTATGACCAACAAAGACCCATCTGGGAAAATTACACTATTAAACGATCAAGCACCAGAAGAATTCTCTGGTGGTGACGCTAATAAGTACTATCAAGTTACGGTAGGAGTTGAATACCTGTACTTGTTCAATTAAGGAGAATTACATATGAGTGCAAAATCGTCAAAAGGCGTAAAAATCTGCATGACTGGTCCTGCCGCAAATGAGACATCATATACAGCTGGCACGATCACTGACATTACTGCTGGAAAACCAACTATCATCACATCCGCAAACACAGCTAAAGCTGGTGACCTAGTAACTGTAGAAGGTACTGGTTCTTCAACTCTAGACGGTAAGACTTTCGTAGCTGGTGCTAACACCAGTGCTACTGAGATCGAACTGATTGGTGCCGACACTACTGGTGAGACTGTTCCAGCAACTGTCACTGGTACTACTAAGGTATTCAGCGATGTAACTTGCCTGTGCTTGAATGCACTGGCTGTTAACTCTGACACACCTGGTACTGTTTCTGTCGGAACCTATTGCGATCCAACAGCATCTATTCCATCAGTTGTAGTTCAAGCTGGTACACTGACCTTTGGTGGTTATGTGGATATCACAGCAGAAGACTACCCAGCTTTACTAGACGCAGCTGAAGATGGTCTAACTCGTTGGATTCGTATCGAGTTACCAGACAATGGCCACATCATTGCTCCAATTATCGTAAGTCAGATGACTTGGGATTTGCCACTTGATGGCGCGATTGGTTTCAATGGAACAGCCACTTTAGGTAGCAAACCTAAACACTTGTTCTAAGAATCTATCTAGGGCATTCTCACGAGTGCCTTAGAGTAGATCTTTAGAGGACCCTCAAAGCCTTTGCTGTATAAGGTTAGACAGGGGTTCGCAAATTAGATCTAAACCTTGCAGTGATCCTATGAGGATTCCTGTAAGTTCATTTTGGCACGGATAGACCTCGCGGTCGACAAGAGGTGTTGCTCACCCATCTCTTCCGTTGTCTTTTATTGGTGAGCTTCTTAAATGGTGAGACATGAAAACAAAACAAATTACACTTGAAAGCGGTACATACACAATCAAAGAGCCTACAGTTGGAATTTTATTTCCTATTCTAGATTTGATGGAGAAAGATCCTAAAGGATTCCAAATGGGACTGGTAAAGGGTTCGATCTTTAAAGCTGATGGAACTCCTCTTGGAGACGGGATCTTAGAATTAGGTCTTAGCGAATACATGACACTTATGCAGGAAGTTATTGAAGTCGCTGGCTTGGGCAACGAACAGGGAAAGCTCTAAACGACTACGAGTATGGTCTCCATATTCTAGCAGAGAATCTTCATGTCCCTGTGTACGAACTTAAAGATAACATGCCAATTACTGAATACTCTAATTGGAATCTATACTTTATTCGAAAAGCACGCGAGGAAGAACAGACTCGAAAACTTGGTGGCAAGAAGAATCTTCTTGACAATCCAGACAACTTAGTGAAAGGTTTGACAGGATGAGCGACCAAAAAGAGATATACAAACTCGAAGGACTTGAAGAACTTCTTGCTTTGATGGCAAAAGCACCAGAGGTAGTCGAAAGAAGAGTAGTAAGAGCGGGAGTCAGGAAAGCTGGCTCTCGTTTACGAACATACATGCGAAGAGCCGCACCTAAGGGTGAAAAGGGTCTTTTGCGAAAGTCTATTACTATGAAGTATCAAGGTAACAACAAAGTAAAGGTTGGATTGAACAACCGAAGTTACTATAAAGTATTGGACGTGGGCAGGAAAGCCTACAAAAGAAAAGACGGAACACAGGTTAGAGGAACTCCGAGTTTTAATTCGGAAGGTACTGGCATTGAAAAGACCTGGTTAAGTCGCAAGCGTGAGATTGCCGACCTAGTTATATCTGGGATGAAGATCGAACTATACAAAGAGTTAGGTCGCATGGCCATCCGTGGTGGTTATAGCAGAAGGAGATAACAAATGGCAGGTTCACAAGACATAGGTGCACTAGTCGTCACGCTTGAAGCACAAACAGCTGCTTTTGAGAAAGGCATGGCATCAGCCACGACTTCGCTAAACAATTTTGGACGAGTTTCAAAAGATGTTGAAAGACAGTTTGGTGGCATACAAGGAGCAATAAAGAATTTTAATGCTTCATTAGAAGGATTAAGAAATGCAGTAGGAATAGTGAAAGCAGTTGTAGGTGCTTTCCAAGGATTTGTAAAACCTCGTGAAGATCTGATAGCCTTAAGAGCATCTTTCACTGAGTTGATGGGATCTGCAGAATCTGCTGCTGACATGGTAACTAGAATTTATATGATTGCCGATGAAATTGGCATAAAACTACCAGAGGCTACTAACGCTGTTCGACGAATGTCAACAAGTTTAGTTGCTTTGGGTTATAGTAATAAAGAAATTGCACAGGTAGCAGAGACGTTCTTGAAGATCGGAGCTGTAACCAGTTCTGTCAATGAAGCTTCTGGCGCTGTCTTCCAGTTCTCTCAAGCTCTTGGAGCTGGTGCACTGAGAGGTGACGAGTTGGTGTCTCTGTTAGAAAGACAACCAGCAATTGCTATCGAAATATCAAAATATTTAAAAGAAGTAGGACTTGCCAGCCAAGGAACGGTTTCCGAGTTGAGAGCACTTGCTACTCAGGGTAAGGTGACTACTGAGGTACTCGTAGATGCTTTTATTGGAACAAAAGATAAATGGGATGCTGCGTTTGAGAAAATGCCTGTGAAAATGGAGCAGGTTCTCAATCGAATGGCTATCAGTTGGCAGAAGTTTCAGATTGCGATATCTGAAAAGTTCTTGTTAAACGAGAAAATGGCAGCAGCTCTACAAGAAGTTCAGAAGCTGTTCCAGACATTCCTTAACAACGTTCTTGATATGTCAGACAGTCTTGGGGCTTTAGCAGTCGTTGTAACTTTGGTTGCTGTTAAGTTAGTTTCGCAATTGATTCCAGCTATCAGAGGAGCTACAATCGCTGCTACTTTATTCTCAGCAGCAACTGGTTGGGGCGCTATTCTCGTGGCTCTGTCGGCTATGGCACTGTTCTGGGATAAGATTATTATTGGGATTCAAGAAGCCGATTTGTATCTTGTACAACTTCAATTATCATTCGCAAAGTTCTTAGGGAACGACACAAAACCACTAGAAGACAAGATTGATAAAATCACCAAGAAACTGATCGACACTAAGAAAAGGTTAGCCAGACAGGGAGACGTTCTTGCAGAGGGTGCTGGAGAGCGAGATAGACTTGCGATTCAAGACAAGAAGATTCAAGAGTTCATATCTAAGATGAAAGAAGCTGCAGACGATGCTAAGCTTCTTAACAAGAAGATAGCAGCTTTGAATGAGCTTATAGCAGCAGAGAAAGATCCAAGAGCTCTCAAGGCTTTGAACGACGAACTTAAAAAGTTACAGAAGACCGCATCGGAAGGATCACCATTCCAAGAGTGGTTGAAAGGACTTACTAGTCAAGAGGTTGGTGGCACTCTAAAAAGTGTTATGCAACAGTTAGATGCTTTGCAGAGGAAGATGAAGGAAACTACTGATCCTATTCAACTTGAAATCTATACTAAAGCATACGAAGAGATTCTCAATAAGATGCAATCTGCTACCACTTCTAAAGGAGTGTTCCAGGTTAGAGAGGCAAGTGAGAACTTTCAAAAGCAAATGAAGATCAATGCGGAAGCTCTATCAGAACTCAATGATCAGTTTGCACTAGGACAGATCTCAGCTAAAGAGTATTATGCTCAACTCGGCAGTTATGATCAGACACCTTTCGCAGAGATTGAGATCGCTATATACAATGCGAACAAACAACTCGAAGAGATGCCTATCAAGTTGGCGTTAATAGACAAGGCTCTAGCAGAAGGTCGCATCACTCCAGAGACATGGGAGAAGATGCGGGACAACATCCAAGGTGTAGATTCAGATATGCAGAAATTAGGTGAGAGTATCACTAATTCCATTGCATCTAATGCTAACAATGCTGTCAATAACTTTATAGATAACTTAGGCAAGGCAAAGTTCTCGTTCACTGACTTCGCTACATCCGTCATCAAAGACTTGGCTAAGATCATGATGCAGATGTTAATCATGGCACCACTTGTCAAATCCTTCCAGAGTTTCTTAAAAGGAGGTCTTGCAACAGATGCTGGTCCAGAGTTGCTAAACCCATTTGCTAAGGGTGGTTCATTCGAGAATGGTACTGGTCTGGCACATGGCGTGTACAACAGTCCTACTCTCTTCAAGTTTGCGAAGGGTGGAACATTTGGACGTTTAGGAGTCTTGGGAGAAGCTGGCGCAGAAGCTATCATGCCTCTGAAGCGTGGTTCCGATGGTAAACTTGGTGTGTCGTCTGCACCAACTACAGTTAATATCTACAACAATGCTGCTGTAGAAGTGACTGCTACTGAGAACACAAATGCTGATGGTATGAAGAGTGTTGACATTCTTATCGAAAAGAAAGTTAAGGACATGTTTGGTACTGGACAAATGGACAAATCTATGAAATCTGCTTACGGTCTTAATAGAGCTGCGGCATAACTGTAAGGAACAACATGACAATTACTATAGCACAAAGACCAGCATCCATTGATGGTTGTATGGCTGAGTGGAGCGAGACCTTTCTTTCTAATACAATTAGAAGTCAGATGGAAGATATGTCTATCAAAGTTAGGCGACGCACCACAGGCTTGATCATGAATATAGATTCTAAGGTCAATCTAAAAGCAGAGCAGTACGAGGACTTTCTTAACTGGTTTAGAGTCGACCAACGAGGTGGCTCTATTCCAACTAGGATTAAGAGACCTATAGATGGTAAAGAGATGGTAGTTCGCTGTTCGCAGTTTCCTACTATACAGTGGATAGATTCTAATGTGTTCGCTGCAAGTATGAAATGGGAGCAGATGCCCGAATGGAGCACTCTATAATGTACAGTCAGAATATCAGTGCGATACAGGATACAAGTTCTCCAGTCGCATGGTTCTTCTTGCTGACTATATATGCAAAGGGCAAACCTCCTTTGTATTTAGTTAACAACAACGAGCCAGTGACGAGTCAAGGTATAGAGTACTTGCCGTTTCCTTTTCAACTAGCTCTACCTTCTGATGACGGTGAAACTCTTCCAAAGATCAGTTTGAAGATCTCAAACATATCAAATGAAATTATCGAAGCAATCAGGAGTGAATTGACTCCTCCCGAATTAAAAGTGGAGTTAGTAAGCAGTGCGTATCCAGACATAGTAGAGAAGCGTTTAGATTTTCTAAAGCTTCGCTCTGTGACTTACGATGCATTAACTATAACTGGGCAACTCGAAGTTGTAAATGTGATGTCCAGTGCATTCCCTAGTGAAGTGTACGACCCTGTACATTACCCAGGTATGTTTAGATGATTGACTGTAACCCTTCACGAGAGGGTTATGGTAAATTATTTACAAGAAAGGGTATCGGATGAGCACCGAACAATATATTGGTATACCATATGTAATAGGCGGAGAAAGTCTTGAAGGTGCGGATTGCTATGGCATCTGTAAGATGTACTCTAAGAATGAACTAAATAAATTATTACCTACATACATGTATTCTGAGCTAGACAATGAGGCAGTCGCTAAGTTGGCTATAGACTCGGCAAAGCATGGTCTAGGAGACAAGTGGCTAAAGGTAGAGACTCCTCGTCACGGTGACATCGTCACATTTCGAATCATGGGTTATGAAATCCATTGTGGTATCATGTTGAATGATTCAGAATTTCTACATAGTCTAAAAGGTCGTATGTCCTGTATCGAGGATCTTACACATGTTAATTGGAAGCATCGTCTAACGGGAGTATTTAGGTATGGATGAATTAGAAGTGTTAGATAGACCTAATACACAGCAAAAGCAATTGGCTAGATTGTTGACTCCTAGTGGAGCTCACGAGCTTTCAGTTGTAGCAGTTCCTGGTGAGACCATTCAAGAATTAGTTGACAGGGCAATCCCAGTTGAGATGCGTGACTATGTCGTGGCATTCAACCATGGCATGAAGATCAATGAACCAGAGAACTTTTGGATTCAAGAGCAAGACAGCATCCTCCTGACCCTTGTACCACAGGGTGGTGGCGGTGGTGGTGGAAAGAACGTCCTCGCAGCTGTCCTAACAATCGCAGTTGTAGTTGCTGCTTGGTATGTCGCACCTGCTTTGGTAGGTGGAAGTCTTGGTGGCATGTCAGCTTTAGGCACGAGTGCTGCTGTAGGCACATCTGCAATTGCAGGTCAAGTTGTTGCTATGGGAATTTCCATGGTAGGCATGATGGCTTTGAATGCTCTCATTCCACCTCCAAGTGTAGCACAACCATCCTCTGGTGTTGGTGTGGCATCCTCTCCAACTTATAGTTTGGGTGGTCAGTCCAACAGCATGAAAAAGTATCAACCTGTTGCTCGAGTTTACGGACGACACAGAGTGTTCCCACAGTTGGCATCCAATCCATTGGTCACGAATCTTGGTACACAATCTAGTATAGCATCTCTTTACGATTTTGGTCTTGGAAATATACAAGTTGAAGACCTGAAGATTGGAGACACACTAGCCTCTACATATTCTCCAGAATTAATCTGGCATCAGAATAGCTATGTAACAAATACTACATATCTCACAAATAGAGTTGGATACGAGCAGTTCCAGTATACATTGAAAACTGGCTCTGAATTAATAGTCAGAACCAAACAAGCTACTACAGCTTTCGATGTGGATTTATCTTTCCCACGTGGTCTTTGTTATTTCGATAACAATGGTAACGCTACTGGACACTCGGTATATATAAACGTTCAATACAGAAAATTAGGTGAAACCACTTGGAGAGACATACCCGCATCATCTGTAAAAGGTGTCAATGCTTGGGAACAAGTTGATCCTCCTCCTATTGATCCAGAGAATCCTGAAGCAAAGAATGTAAAGAGATCTAGGGAACTGAAAAAGTTGTATGGTAAAGTGTGGACTGGGGATCAGAATCAAAGGATTGGAATCTCAGGATCTACATCTTCTCAATTTGTCGCCGTAATCTCTGTTACACCTCCAGATGTTGGTGAGTTTGAATTTAGAATCATCAAGGGAGATGCTGACGACTCTGGTAATACTCGCATTTCTGAGACGATGGTCGTTACAATGATGAAATCCTACAAGGATGGATCTGTTGTCAATCTCAACAAGAAACACACGATGTTGGAGATGAAAGTCACAGCATCAGAGAAACTCTCTGGTAATGTCTCAAATCTTAGCGGACTCTGTACCTCCATCCTCAGGACCACTCTTGACGGTGAAACGTTTGTAGACAAGCCGACTAGTAATCCTGCGTGGATTGCTTTGGACATTCTCACGAGTGAAGCTAACAGAAAGCCAATTCCAGACAACTTAATAGACTGGCAAAGTTTTATCAAGTTTGCTAAACACTGTGAAGACAAGAAATATTATGTGAACTGTGTAGTGGACTATAAGACCACTGTGCAACAACTTCTTTCTTCTGTTCTGAGCAATGCCCATGCTACAATGTTGTTTACAACAAGTGGTAAGTATGGAGTGTTGATCGACAGAGAGCAGACAACACCTCGACAGTTGATTACTCCTGCAAACTCCTGGGGTTTCAGAGGTGGAAGAACTTTCACAGATATTCCTCACGCTTTCCTGGTCACATTTATCAACGGAGAAAAGTCTTCAGTTATTGTAGACAATGCACCAGATATAAACTGGCAGAAAGAAGAGCGGATAGTATACAACGATGGTTACGACGAAACAAATGCAACTGTATTTGAGACGTTAGACACTTTTGGTATCACCAATCCAGACCAAGCTTGGAAGTATGGTCGCTACATGTTAGCACAAGGAACTCACAGAAGTGAGATGTTCAGTGTGACCATGGACATTGAGAATCTCGCAGTTCAACGTGGAGATCTAGTTCATGTTGCGCACGATGCTGCTAAGATTGGCGGAGTGCCAGTTAAGGTTGTTTGGGTAGACGAAACCAAAGTTTATGTGAATCAAACTTTCTCAACGATGCCTAATGGTTATTCGATAAGACTGTCTGATGGCATGGTGCGAACTGGTAGAATAGTCGCAGCTGTTGCGGACACATATGGAACACTTCTAACTCTAGATAACGTCACAGGTATTGAATCAGACGACCTAATGGTTATAGGCACGACAGAGAGGATTGTTGGACAGTATATAGTTCAAAGCATTTCAGCAGGAGCAGATTTAACTGCCGAACTTACGCTAGTGAAGTATGTGTCTGGTATCTACCAAGCAGAAGATGGAGCAATTCCACCTTGGGATGCTGAAATGTCGCAGGATTTAATTGACGCTACAGATCTTAGAATTGCAAGTCTAAAGGCTAACCAATCTTTTATATATGCTGATAGAAAACCATATGCATCCATTGTTTTAGACTGGACAGTTAGTGGGTTTGGATATAGTCGTGCAGATGTTTATATGTCAGTGCTAGGTGGATCTGAGACGTTCTTGGGTTCGTCCACAACTTACACTTACAACCATTTGATTTCGATGCTTGAAAATGCCAATTTGGTTGGGGTGCCGATAACATTCAGAGTTGTTCCTCTAACAGCTGGTGGGGTTGCTGGTGTAGATGCTTCCACTTCTATTGAGCTTCTGAGAGACACAACACCTCCTTCAAATATAACAGGATATAACTTAAACATCCAGTCTGAGACTATCCAGTTGTCGTGGGATAAAAATAAAGATCCAGACTTAGATTATTATGAGTTACGTTATTCTCCGACTCTTTCATTACCAACTTGGACAAATAGTCAAACACTGGCTATAGTTCCTTGGTCGTCTAACACGGTTTCTGTTGGAGCTAGAACTGGCACCTATTTCCTTAGAGCTTCTGATACATCAGGAAACGTCTCAAAGGTTGTGGGTAGAAGAACAACAGTGGAGACCTTGCCGAACATTGAAATCATCAAGGACATAGACGATAGAGTAAAGCTATGGCCAGGTGTTATGCAGAATTTCTCAGTTAGAGAGATTGCTATCAACAAGATGATGTCAGACTGGGATATACTGTCAGATGTTGTTAGACTTGATGAAGTTGCAGGCGGTGTTGGAGATTTGATAAGTTCGGGACCAGACGGAGCAGCAGCACCTGAAAGTTTCTACACGTTTGAGAAGATCATCGACTTAGGTCACATCTTTGAGGTTCGAATTTCGTCTAAGATTCAAGCACACGGAGAATACACTAATGGTTCCGATGCTCCAACCGAACTTTGGGATTGCTGGTTAGAGGGTCGCGGAACAAGCGAACTAAACTTCATTTCTTCTTGGGACACTTTAGCAAATCAAGCTGACATGATCGGCACAGGTGGTAAAGAGTGGTCAGACTGGAGACCTTTCACAGTTACAGATGCAACGGTAAAGTTAGTAGAATTTAGAATCAGAGCGAAGTCTTACGATCCAAATGTTAGAGTTGTGGTTACAGACGGATCAGTTATCATAGACGCAGTAGATAGAATTTGGTCTAAGAATGATGTAACGATTCCAATGGGACTGAATACTATATACTTTGATCCTCCATTTATATTCGACGATGTTGCTGTCGCTATCAGTGTGGATGGTTCCGAGGTGCCTTTGATTTCTAGAGTCACAAATAAGAATCGATTAAGTTTCGATGTTGAGCTGCGTAACGCCATGACTGATGCGCCAGAATCTGGCAAAATCGATGTGGTGGCTAGAGGACAGGGTAAAGAACGTCCTCTCCAGTTGCGTAATAGTTTATTTTAAGGAGTATATATGTCTATAACAAATGCTAATGATTTTCCAATCATAGCTGCGTCGACAAGTGGTAGTGCTTTAGCCGATGTCTTAAATCGATTTTACGATGCGGTACAAACAAATCAATCAGGTGTTGGAAGACCTCCAGATATAAAGACTGGCGGACTGTGGACTAAGACTGAAGCAGGTTCTTTAGTGTTGATGATGTTCAACGGTGTGAATGATATCGTTATTGGAACTGTCACTGGCGACTCAAGTGTCATTGGTGACTATGTCTATCCGTTGGCTAGTGAGTTTAGCAATCTGTCGCCTTATGCTACTGGCGATGTTGTCTATGATCCAGTTGGTAAGAAGTATTACTCTGCTAGAACAGACTTAGCTGCTGGCGAGTTCCAGATTGGAAACTGGCAAGAGTTGCCAAACGTGTTCAATGACATGTTGAGAGCTAATACTTATCGTCGTTCAGAAGTATACACTAGACAAGAAGTGGAAGATCGGATCGCTGCTGTTGTGAATGCAACGGTGGCTAACTACTTACCATTGGCTGGTGGTACTATCAGTGGTGCGTTGCGTGTCAACGGTGGAATTACTTCTGCTGGTGATGTTGCAGCATTCTCATAATATATTGTTTTGGTTTTGATTTCGCTCGACTAAAAGACAGCATTGCACTGTCGGAGCATTGATACGTCCTCGTGTCATGCGACACTACGGAGCTAAAGAAACACCCTCAGACCGTTTGTTGAAAACGACCTAAGGGGTCTATAAGAAATTATAAATACAGGTGTGAGGGATCTCTGAGCTCGGCTCAGAGTCCTTCATCTCCTTCATTCCAGACCCATTCATCTAACATGAATGCTTCGTGAATTGCTCGGCTATAACCTTGCCGATATCCCTCTGAGAATAAATCCCAAAGTTCTCCAATAGCAAGTTTGTTAGGATACAATCCATCAAACACTGCTAACATTTTTGTCTCAAACTCTGAGTCAATATCTCGTGCGTTCTGCACAATCTTCTCCTCTGAATCTTCATACTCATAAGTTCCATAAAATGGAATCTGCTCTACCACTCTCATTACTTCTGTCTCTTTCTGGCTATGCCACGTCTATCAAACTCATCCAAGACATCCTCCCAATCCATAGGTGCGAAACCTGTTCGCTCTACAGACACATTTAGATACCTAAGATCAACGTCGCCATTGTCCAGCAGGACTTGCTCAGCATGTAAATGACCATGAACTTGTTTACCCCAACGTCCTAAACTACTAGGATGAATAGGGATGTGACTCAAGAACACACCTGATAATTGATGGTATGCTCTGATGTCTCTGAAGTACTGCGCATATACACTGAGTTTCTCCTGATCGTGATTGCCTTTGATGAGAACCTTGTCCCCATTCAACTGCGGCATGATTACATGAAGATGTGTAGATTTGAAAGCTACGTCTCCAAGCCAGTAAACTTTGTCACCGTCTTTGACCTTCTCGTTATAGTTTGAGATTAATTGTTTGTCCATCTCATCCACATCATCCCAAGGTCTGAGTTTGTCACCGTTGTAACGGTTAAACTTAACTATGTTGGCGTGTGAGAAATGAGGATCGCTAAATACAAATGTCTTCGTCATAATGTTTCTTTCTATTGTAAATTTATTTTGGTACTATATACTGCTGTAGCATCTGTAACTTACCATCGTACTCGTCAATTAGAGCCAGTTCTTTCTCTATCGCATCCATAATGTCAGTGTGCTCTGGAATCGCCCGAGGATTCTCAAGCATCACTTGTATATTCATTTGGTGTTTGATGATATGTGACTTGAAATGCATAAACAATGCATTCTCTATATCTCTACGTAAGTCCATATGATTCTCCTAAATTATGTGTCCCAGTTTGAAAAGATTTCTTCTGTAGAGAAGAAGTCGAAAAGGAACATTGCTGCGTCAAACACTAACATCAATGCTCCTGCTACCACGGTTATAAGTAGAACACTAGCGAACAAACTCTCAAGGAACTGTAGAAGGAATTTCATCATACTCTCCACGCTGGTGTTGCTCTTCATGCTTGTCGCAGAGTGTTCGAACCCAACCACCACCACGGTGTTTACCAGGACTACCACAAGTCTCGCAAATCACGGTACTCATTTGCTCTGCCATCGAGACCAAACCTCTGATGTATTCACTTTCGTGTCCACCATCGTAGTAGAATCTTAGACTCCCAAGCTTCTCTTTCACCTG